CCGTATCAGGGATATCACCATTGGAGCCGCTGCCGCCGCAGGACTCGCATTGCTGATTCACCTGGGAAAGTCCGACGATGATCTTGACCCGGACTGCGATGACGTCGATTGGGATCATCCCGTGTCTGACGAATCGAATTCCAACGCTGAATCCACAAATTCCTCGCAAGAGTGAATTGTTCTACAAGCCTGAGTCGCACATGCGGCTTTGGCTTTGTCTTTTGGATCGGTAGCAAATATGGATTTCATTCTATTATTAATACTATTAGTTCTAATAGTATGCATATTCTATATGATATTTTATTAGCGAACCGACAATATACAAATCAGAAAGGTTGTTATGGTAAGTAATATCATCACAAACGGACGAAAATTTCTTGGAAGAAACTCACATACGATTCTCACAGGCACAGCAGTGGTGGGCGTGATCGGAACCGCCATCATGGCGTCACGAGATACCATTCAGGCGAATGATCGTCTGCTGGAGTATCGCATGGAGCTTGATGGCAAGCCATACGACAAGAAGGAGCTCGTCAAACGAGTTGCTCCATGTTATATTCCGACCGCGTTAACGGTAGGCGCGACGATTACTGCGATCGTCGGAGCACACCAGACCGCCACGCATAAGATCATCGCGTATTCCTCGGCATATACCATGGCCCAGGAAGCCGCGACCATCTATCGTGATAAGGTGCACGAGATCGTTGGCGAAAAGAAAGCCAAGGAAATCGAAGCGGCCGTGGCCAAGGACCAGATCGCAAAATCCAAAGACGACGCTTCGGCCGTGGTCATTGGCGACGGCAATGTGCTGTGCATGGACGGATTCAGTGGACGGTTCTTCCCGTCGACCTTGGAGAAGATCCGCAAGGCCCAGAATGACGTCAATTACAAGATGAATGCTGAAATGTACGCATCGTTGAATGACTTCTATGAAGCCTTGGATCTGCCCTATATCGGTTGTGGCGATGATCTTGGTTGGACGTCGGATCATCCAATTGAACTGAGTTTCAGCACCGCACTGACCCCTGATGGAAAACCGGCACTCGTGGTGAATTTCCACGAATCGCCGATGGCTGACTATCGCAATCTTATTTGAGCATCAACAAGGAGTAAATCATGTCTTATATTTCCCTACTCGCCCAAGCCGGTAAAGCGGCCGCTCCATATCTGAAGCCTCTTGGCATCCGATTGGGCAAATCCATCTGTACGGGCGTGCTTACTCAGCTTGCGGGTAAGTATGCATTCCGTATAACCGGGGACCATATTCTGGCGCAACGTGATCGCGATATTCGCGAAGCGGTTCAACAGGATATGGAACTCAAACAACTCATAGCCCAACAAAAAGCGGCTATGTCCAACAAACAGGAGGAAAACTAACATGATCAAGGAAACCATTTCCTACGAGGACATCGACGGCAACAGCAAGACCATTGATGCGTATTTCCATCTCTCTATGCGTGAAATGCGTCAACTGCTGAAGGACGGCATTCAGGAAAAGCTTGACGCTGTGACTTCTGGTAAGGCCTCTACGGATGACACGTTTGATCTGATCGATATGTTGATCAAGACGTCTTTCGGTAAGCGAATTGAGTCTAACGGTGAAGCGCGTTTCGTGAAGGATCCAGAACTTACTGAAGAATTCATGAATTCCGATGCATACGACAGCCTGTTGAGCAAGCTGATGTCCGATACCGATTTCGCAACGCGATTCTTCACCGGTCTGGTGCCGAAGGCATTGACTGAGCGCATGAATGCCATCAGCAATGGCGCGACTCAGAACGCACTCCCTCCGGAAGCGGCTCAGTATCTCGCTCAGCTGAACCAGCAGAATAACTGATTCCCATATATTAAGTAATGAGGAAAGGGTTCGGACTATGTCTGGACCCTTTCCTTGTATATTTTGAAAGGACAAAGAGCATGGCAGAAGACGATCGCAAGCCGTTAGTCGTCGATGTCTCTCGACAGAACTTAGGTCTTCCGGAATCCAAAGAAACGCCAAAGAAAGCAGCAGTCGCTCATGGCAAACTCAAAGAGGATACCATGGTCGAGAAGGGTGTAAAACGCTTCTTTGGAGGTGATCCGAAAGACGTCATGATGTATATGCTGACCGATGTGCTGGTGCCGGCACTCAAGGATACATTCGTCGATATGGTCATCGGCGGAACGAAACGAATGGTATATGGTATGGGTGCGTCGGATTATCGTCCAAGCAGTCCTCGATTGGTTCGACGTGACAACCCGAGCTATTCGCAGAACACGAATTATAACGCCATGTCGAGCAATCGACGTGTGATCGACAGCACGGTTCGTGAACGCCACGATTTCAGCAAAGTCGTATTCCCGGACAGACCGTCGGCTGAAAATGTTTTGACGGCCATGAACGATTATATTCAGCAATATGGTGTCGTTCGGGTGAAGGACTTCTACGAATTCGCCGGAATCACCGCTGAATATACCGATCAGAACTGGGGCTGGCATGACATTCGTGGCAGCCGTGTTCGATCGATCTATGGCGGATATATTGTGGAACTTCCACCTACGGAGCACCTGCAATGAGCGACCGGGACGAGCTGAGGAACTGGTATTCGAGTCCGTCATGGGGCTATAAAGTCGATAAAATGACAGACGAGCAAATACCGATCGTGCTCAAACGAGTGCGAGCAATCAAAGAGCAAGCAAGGAACGATCATAATGGCATATCCAATCACAGACGGCATCGATAAAACCGATCATCAGATGCTGCTGACTGTCAACGATATTCGGGAATCCGATCGATCCAGAATGATATCCATGATCAATAAATCATGGTTGCATCGCCTATTTCGACATTTTCCGGAGATAGCGAACTTGACGATCGATATCACTATTGATTGGCCGGGACGATTGCCGAATACGGCCGTGATCACAACCAGGGATGGACGGAAATATCTATATACGTCCGATCCGAATTATGATTTCGGCACGATCGAGGAGATATGATGGATAGTTTTATTGCCATGGTGAAATTCCAACAGCTTTTCCCGGAACTCTCAGAGCGAGTTCAGAAATATCGCCGTATGGATAACCATACGGCATTGATCATATTGTTCAGCGGAGCGCGTTATGTGTTTCGCTGGGAATCAACGAAAAAGTGGACTCTGCAAACCGAGTTCGCCTACAACAACAAATAAGGAGCAAACATGTCTATCAAAAGTACATTGGTCAAAACCGCAGCTAAGAGCGGTCTCTTTCTGAAGAAGCATAGCCCGGAAATCCTGACCTATTCGGGCATCGTGCTGGGCGTCGCCGCAACCGTCACCGCATGTCGGTCGACCATGCATATCGATGACGTGAAGAAGAACCATGAAACCGAAATGAGCCGCGTCGAAACCCTCGAAAAGATGGTGGACAACGGCGAGCTCGATGACGGCGATTTCACGGTCAATGAAGCGGCTTCGTCGAAGCAGATCATCTACATGCGTACCACCGTGGCTTATGCGAAGCTCTATGCTCCGACCATTATTCTGACCGGTTTGAGTATTGCCTGTATTCTATCGGCACACAACATCCTCCAGACTCGATACACGGCTGTGGCTTCGGCATTCGCTGCTGTGAGCGCCAAGTTCAGCGATTACCGCGAACGTGTCGTAGCACAGTATGGCGAAGAGGTCGATCAGAAGTTCTATCAGAACATCGACACCGTCGAAGTCGCCGACGACAAAGGCAAGGTCATCGAGACCAAGAAGGAGCAGAACGTCCAGACACTGAGTCCGACCGATAAATGGTTCGGACCGGATTCTCAGATCTGGGATCACGAATCCCCGGACATGAATACCGTGATGTTGAAGTCCGCATTGGATCGTGCTCAGAACAAGCTCGATTATACTGGACATCTGTTCCTGAACGATGTCTATCGTCTGCTCGGTCTTCCTGATACCAAGGAAGGCGCCGTGCTCGGTTGGATCAATACGCCTGATCGCGATTCGATCGTTGACTTCGGTGTATTCGGTTGCAGCGATGATCCGTGGGACAATGTCAAGGATTGCCCATGGGATGGCAAGGAAGAGATCCTGCTTCAGTTCAACTGCGACGGCATCGTCTACGATCAGATCTGATCGTCATATCTGATACGGGAGCGTCATTGGAATCGTGGCGCTCCCTTTTTATTCGAAAGGAGCGAACATGAATCGTGAGAATCTGATATTTGCCGGCATCGGATTTCTGGCCGGTGTCGCCGTCACGACCGTCGTCGGATATTTCGGCGTATATCGAAAGTATATACCGCTTCGACAGCTGGAGGACGAAGTCAATCAGCTCGAGGAGCAACGTCAATCCAAAGGACGTCAGCTCGATGCCATGGATGCCGCTTACGAGGAACGCAAAGTGGCATACGAGAAGGATCTCCAAGAACGGTCGGATCGTCTCGACATGTACGATAGCGACATCGCCGACGCCAAAAAAGAACTCGAAGCAATCAAACCAACACCAGAACAGGAGCCTGAAACCTTGACCAAAGACGAAACCAAGATCTTCGCGCGATTCGAAATCCATGATGGCAATCCTCGATGGGATGGACCGTTGACCGATGAGGAACAGGCGTCGTATGATGCTTGCGAAGGTGATGAGAATCTTATTCTCGGACTGCTCACCGAAGTGAAGGAGCATCGATTCAAGAACTCCATCGATCCAAACCGAACCGCATATATGATCGACGACTATGAGCACAAGACCGCTCCGGACTTCATCGATACGGTATATCTTGACTACTATGTCAGAGACGACAAACTCGCCGAAGGACGAGTGCTCGTCGAACGTCCGGATGATCTTATCGATATGGCCGTACTTATGAAATTCGGTAAGTATGGATGGCAGGAGGATCCGAATGTCGTGATCTGCCGTAATGACACGTTCGAGACGGACTACGTGATCGAACGTCATGAAGAATCATATCAGGAATCGGTGTTCGGCATCGATCCGGATAAGATCACCTTGCCATCGCATCGAGTGCTCGAAGATATGGCCAGGAAAGCTTATAAGGAGGAGCAACATGCCTAAGAGCGAACCACATGCGAAACCATATTTCGATTGGCTTCTAGAAGATGTGGTCGGTATTGATAATGATGGATATTCCAAACTCTATCATGCAATGAATGCGATTCGTTACACCTATCGTATCGCCATGGATGCCAATCGAGAAGGCGATGCTCTCGAACTCCGTGGCGATTACGAATATTACAATCATGCGCCATGCGAAGCGCAATTCCAGGGAGGAGTGGTGAGCTTCCTGGAATTCCTCATCGCAGTGATTCTACGGGTCGATAATGATCTCGCACTCAAGCTGTCTCGTGCCGATTGGATGCATCTATTCATCAAAAATATGGATCTGCAAGCCTACACGGATTCATATTTTGATGCCGTTGGAGACGCATCAGAACCGATACGACTACTTGTCGAACGCACCATGAACCGGAAGTATAACGCCGATGGGAGCAATGGTGGGTTGTTCGTCATCAAGGGATGCGACAAGGATCTTCGACGGATGCAATTGTTCGATCAATGGACATTGTTCGGCAATTCCGACCACGATATTCCGTATAAGTGGGACTAGAAAGGAGTGGGTATGGACCAAATACGAGTGACTGAAGTCAAAAGCACCAAAACCACAACCAAGGTCATTGCGAATCCCAGGGCCCGTGGATTCAAGGACCTTATTGTCAAGGGTGGACAGTTCTACGCCGTATATGATCCAGATACGCACCTGTGGTCCAGAAGTGTCGGTCGCCTCTCCGAACTCATTGATAGGGATATCAGCGAGTATATCGCAACGCATTCAGACAAGACCTTGACACCGGAATACATGGACAATATGTCCAATGGACAGTGGAACCGATATTTGTCCCAACTGAAGAACCTCGATGACAGCAGCATCATGCTGGATCAGAAGGTTATATTTGACAACGACGAAGTCGATCGCGACGACTACGCCTCGTTCAAATTACCATATGATCTCATCGAGGGTCCGACACCGAACTACGATCGCCTGATGGAAACGATCTACGATCCCGACGAACGTCAGAAGCTCGAATGGGGCATAGGTCTGATCGTGGATGGCAAGGACCAGAAACGTATTCAGAAATTCTTCGCCATTACCGGTGCTCCCGGTACCGGTAAATCGACGATTCTGAACATCATCCAGGAACTGTTCGGGAAGTACGTTTCGTTCTTCAATGCCAAAGAACTTGGTCAGGGATATCAATTCGCCACTGCCGCGTTCAAGAATGCGCCACTTGTGGCCATTCAAAGCGACGGCGACCTCTCAAAGATCGATGATAATTCATTGTTGAACACCATTGTTTCGCATGAATATATCAAAGTCAATGAGAAAGGCGTCAAGCAGTATGATATTCCGATCAAGACAATGCTGTTCATGGCTTCGAATAAACCAGTGAAGATCACAGACTCGAAATCGGGTCTGATCCGAAGGTTGATCGACGTCTATCCATCAGGACGAAAACTCAGCAATGCTGAATATTTCGAAGCCATGGACGGCATCAAATTCGAACTCGGTGCCATCGCTCATCATTGTCGAGAAGTCTATCAGAAATTGGGTCCGAACGCATATGGCAATTACGTACCAACCGAAATGGTGGCCAGAACGAATGATATGTATTCGTTCTTGTCAAGCGTTCTCGACCAATTCGAAGATAACGATCATATCGACGGCCTCGAACTTTGGCGTCAATATAAGGTTTGGTGCGATGAAGGCAACGTGACCATGCGCATGAAACGTGATGACTTCCTGTTCGAATTGTCATCATATTTCAACAAGACGACCGACAATATCGTCAATGGTCGCAAATCCACTCGTAACACCGGTTTCGAGGGAATCCGTTGGGATAAATTCGAGAAAGTGGAGAAACCGAAGCCGATCGAAGCGAGAAAACTCGAACTCGATTCGACTATATCCGCTTTCGACCACATGGCTCAGGATTGGCCAGCGCAATACGCCGCCGATAATCCAACCGGAGGACCTCGGTTGCCTTGGGATCAGGTAACCACCACATTGAAAGATGTGGACACCACCAAACTGCATTGGGTACGAGTACCTGAGAATCATATCGTCATCGACTTTGATCTCAAGGGCGATGACGGCGAGAAGAGTCTGGAACGAAATCTTGCCGAGGCTGCTAAATATCCACCAACGTATGCGGAATTGAGCAAATCCGGTAAGGGCGTACACCTGCATTATATTTACGATGGTGACGTGACGAGACTCAAACCTCTGATCGATATCAACGTGGAATGCAAGGTGTATCGAGGGAAATCAGCATTACGAAGGAAACTCAGTAAATGCAACGATCTCGATGTGGCGCATATTTCCAGCGGTCTTCCTCTCAAAGGAGATAAAACCATGATCAATGAGAAAGCGATCAAAGATGAGCAACATCTTCGCAATCTTATTAAAGGAAACCTAAGAAAGGAATATTGTCCCGGAACCAAGCCATCGATCGACTTCATCTGTAAGTTGCTGGACGAAGCATACGAGTCTGGCATCCAGTATAACGTCGAAGACATGCGTCTTGATATTCTCAATTTTGCCATGAACTCCACGCATAATCGAGATTATTGCATGAAGGTCGTGGCGAATATGAAGCTTCGTTCCGACGAACCCGACAGCTTGGAACCGCCAAAGCATACCGGGACGCCTGATATTCTGACGTTCTACGATGTCGAGGTGTTTCCGAATCTGTTCATGATCTGCTTCAAAGACGCAGGCGACGAGAAGGATCATCCGGTGAAGACCTTGATCAATCCCGATCCGAAAGATGTTCGTAAGCTCTGTGGCAAGGCACTGGTCGGATTCAACAACCGACGATACGACAATCATATGCTCTACGCATGGGGTTGGCTCGGATATGACAACCAACAGCTCTACAACCTGTCTCAGGATATCGTGGCTGGTGGACCTCGCAGTCGAAACGCCATGTTCCAGAATGCCTACAACATCTCCTATACGGATATCTACGACTTCTCCGCAAAGAAGCAGTCGTTGAAGAAGTGGGAGATCGAACTCGGGATCGATCATCACGAACTCGGCATGCCGTGGGACAAACCGGTCGATCCGAAGCTCTGGGATCTGGTGCAATCGTATTGCGAGGATGATGTCCGAGCGACGGAAGCGGTGTTCAACAAACGATACGAGGATTTCGTGGCCCGTCAAGGTCTGGCGAATCTGTCCGGCCTCACGCCGAATGATTCGACGAATCAGCATACGGCACAGATCATATTCGGAGATGCGAAGAATCCGCAGAAGGAATTCCCGTTCCCGGATCTGAGCGAAACCTTCCCCGGGTATACCTTCGACAAATTCGCTGACAAGGATCACAAATCCAAGTATTTGGGTGAGTATCCTTCCGAAGGCGGATATGTATGGGTATACGGCATGGCGAATGGCGACAATGGCCCATATTACGGACGTCGGATCCAATGGTCCATGACCGGGAAGGACCGACTCGAACGATATCGTGAGGTCTATCGATCCCAGGATATGGATTTCGACACCATGCACCCCGATCTGGCGAAGCGTCTCGAAGGATATTCATATGACGGTGCTGATCAGTTCATGCCTGAACTTCCAGACAAGAAGCTCGGTGGTATGTTCGGCAACGTCGGTTTGCTTGATGTGACCAGTCTACACCCGTCGAGTCTTGAAGACATGAATTTCTTCGGTCCATACACCAAACGATTCAGTGATATCAAGGCCGCTCGTGTCGATATCAAGCACGGTGATCTCGAATCCGCTCGTCGACGTATGGATGGTGCTTTGGCTCCACTGCTTAAGGAGGGTGAAAACACCAAGTCGCTTGCACAGGCGCTGAAAATCGTGATCAATTCGGTATACGGTTTGACCAGTGCGAAGTTCCCGACAAAGTTCAACGATGTCGGGAATGGAGCCAACGATCGCAATGCCGACAACAAGGTAGCGAAACGCGGTGCCTTGTTCATGCTTCTGCTCAAGCAGAAGGTCATGGAGCTTGGCTACACAGTCGTGCATATCAAAACCGATTCGATCAAGATAGCCGATATCGATGAATATGTTGTGACGTTTGTCAATGACATGGGAGCGAAATATGGCTACGGATTCGAACTCGAAGCGATCTACGACAAGATGTGTATCGTCAACAAAGCGACGTACATCGCCCATCATTGTTACGGCGACGACGGGCACGACGCCGCATCGCATGGTGGTTGGGCGGCAACGGGTGCACAGTTCGCCGTACCATATGTCTTCAAAACACTGTTCTCTTATGAAACGATTGATTTCAAGGATCTTTGCGAAACCAAATCCGCCACGACATCGATCTACCTAGACTTCAACGAGGGCCTACCCGATGACGAGCATCGCTATGATTTCGTCGGCAAGGTAAGCGCCTTCAGTCCGGTCCAACAGGGGTGCGGTGGAGGTCTGTTGGTTCGCGACAACGGCAACGGCGGTTACGCCGCGCTGTCTGGCACCAAAGGTTATCGCTGGAAGGAATCGAGCGTTCTCCGAGACAGTCACAAACAAGATGAAGTCGATTACACCTATTACGAACATCTTGCCGATGAGGCACGAGATGATATTTCGCAGTATGGCGATTTCGACTGGTTGGTAAACGGCGAACCCTATATTTCGCCGAATCCTGGAAGCAATGATCTGGTTACTTCCTTGACTCGATAATACACAGATCAGAAAGGTCAGCTCATGAGTGTGAGCGATTTTTTAAGTTTGATGATTTCACTCGGCTTGCTTATACTCATGAGCTGGTTTGTAGACAATCATAAATTCTAAGGAGCAATCATGTCAATTACTATGATCATTACGATTTGGGCGCTGGTCCTGATGATCAGCGTCAATCTATGGACCTATGTTCCCAAGCAACGACCGATACCTCGACATTCCGATTTGTATATCGCCATGATGGAGACGTTTGATCGTCCGGCAATGGTACCGATTGAATGTGGAAGGAAACGATGAATAAAAGCTGACCTACCTTGAAAGTAGGTCTGAAAATTTTACTTTCAATAAAGTATACCAAGAACAGGAGTAAATCATGAAAACTAGAACCGAAAACTGGAGAGGACACAGCATCAGGTTTGTCGAGATCGATGGCAACTGGTGGGCCGTGCTCAAGGATATTTGCGATGCACTGAATCTTAGTACATGGGGAATCGCCCAAAGACTCGAAACTAATATGTTAGAGAAAGTGCCGATCGACGTATTTAACCTCAGTTCAAATGAGGTTAAATATTCTGACGGGCGAGGACATCAGAAAACTCGTCAAATGCTCATCGTCAACGAAATCGGCATCTACGAAGCATTGTTTGCATCTCGTAAGCTCGAAGCACGAAAGTTCCGCATATGGGCCGGAAGCGTGTTGCAACGTCTTCGTCAGAACATCGGTCTCAAACAATACGAGATCATGCGTATGACCGATCCCGATATTCAGGATCAGATCAATTATATGCTCGACGATATCTTCTACGACCCGGAAAGCGATCAGCTCATGTGCTCGGTCACGGTCCAAGGCGGAGATGTCGACGTACGGCCATTCGATGAAGTATACAAAGAACAGGAGTAACCATGGCACTCACCACCGAAGAAGTAGACGATCTCATGCATTGCAACTGCGATGCCGAGGTCAAAGCTCTTGATTTCGATATCACGGCCAACCGGATCAAAGCGATTCTCATCTGCACCGGATGCGGCAAAATGGTATCGGTGTCCGGTGATATCGATAGGGTTTCTGATGTACGATATGCCGAAACGGTCCGATTGGTCCAAGACGAATCGGAGGACTGTGAATGAAACTTCCATTCAAAGTCCATTTTGAAATGCAACCAACCATTGTAAAGAATAAGGAGAAAATCATGTCTGATAATGATGCTACTCAGATCCTCGATGCGAATGAAGTCATCGATCAATCAAAATCCACGCTCAAGGATGTCGTGCTCGATCATCCGGCATATCTGGCATTGGCAGGCCTTGGCATCTTCGCCATCGGGTATCAGCTCGGACGTAACCAGGGCGTCAACTCGTTGCTGAAGTTTGCGATGAGCAACTGATGTTGTATTTACTCATAGGTGCCGTATTGGTTATGATTTTCGCAGCGTGGTTCCCATTGTGGTGGGATGATCATTTTTAACGCGGAAGAAACATGGCCTTTAATGAGAATATTAATTCGCATTAAAGGAGTTAATCATGACCGATATTTATGTCAAGCCAGTCATCATCGACATTGAAACTGGAGATGTCATCGATAATAATTCATTTGACACCAAAATGGTGTTGATCTTATACAAGCTCGGCTATATCTTTCAAGCCGAACGATTCAATGAACAAATTGATTCGTGGAACGAAGAGTTTGAACGTCTTCATCCAGACATTTATAATCATCTGGATGACCCAGTCAAACAGGAGTTCTACGACAATTTCATCGTTGAACGTTGGCAGAAGATCATAGACGATTTTAATAATATAGCATCAACGATCGTTAAGGATGCCAAACTATTTATCGAGGATCTCTGTGTCAAGATGAATGATGGCAAAGGACATATCATCGAATCGAGAATCGTTAATCCAAATTAATAATCGATAAAAAAGACCGAGTCGCACATGCGGCTTGGTCTTTGTCTTTTGGCTATATTCGCGAACCAGACATTTCCTTTAATGAGAACTATCAAGAAAAGGAGTCAACATGTCTGTTGATATTTGCCAAGCCATCGCTGATTTTATTCTCATCACGATTGTCGTGTTGGGGATCGAAGCGGGCATTCAAGATCGTATCAAGCATAAGGATATGACTTGGTTTGCCTGGATCGGTCGCCACTGGAATAATCATAAGGAGAAGAAAGCAGCCAACAAACTAACAAAGAAACAAGACATCAACGAAACCATTTTCGCTGAGAAGTAATCATAAGCCTAAGTCGCACATGCGGCTTTGGCTTTATATTTTAAACAAAAGGAGATTATCATGCCTATCAACATCATCAAGCGCCCGAACGGCGACGTCAACAAGATCGAATGCGAGAACGTTCGTCTGATCTGGACGAATTTCGCAGGCCGCGAAGGCAAGTACAATCCGGCCGGCAACCGCAACTTCAACATCGTCCTTGAGGAATCCGATGCCAAAACGCTTCAGGATCTCGGCCTGAACGTCAAGTTCCATGAGGGGCGTGATGAAAACGATCCGGGCATCTACACACTTCAGATCAAGATCAACTTCAAGTCCTACAATCCGCCTGAGGTGTGGATGAAGAACTCGCACGGCAACGCCCAGTTGGATGAGGATTCCATCAAGATGCTCGATCCTCTGGTGTCCGCCGACGCCGTAACCGAATCGTGGCTGAGCTTCAATCTGAACCATTACGAACAGTTCACCACCGCATATTTGCAGAAGCTGCTGGTGACGGTTCAGGAATCCGATTACGAGGCTCGATTCTTCGACGAACCGGATTCCGCCATGAACACCATGACGTTCCACAAGGTTGAGAAGGACTGATCATGTCATACGACAATCGAACCCCAAGGCCTGGCGTCCTGAAGGTTTGCATCTATTCCATCCTCACCGGAGGATTATATTTCTTCTGGTGGTTCGTCAAGACATTGTCAGGCGGATACCGCTGACATGACATCATGACAGGTATGGGCCGTCATCGGCCTGTACCTGTCCTTTATTTTTGAAAGGTATACTCATGATTGATTTTGACACTCTCGATGGCGAGAAACTCATCGACCAAGCCTCGAAACAACATGCCGATGTCTGCAAAGCCTCGGCGCAGATCGCATCACGATACGCGGATATCTCGGATCTGGTCAAAGGCAAGCATGTCAATATGAGCGCGGAGCATCTCGAACGATACAAGTATCCGACGGTGTATTTGGACCCGGATCGTATGGAAGAGATCGAAGATGCTCACAACAATCCAGTAATTCATATCTGGATGGAGTGCATGGATTGTAATGCCAGCGGTTTCATTGACATCAAGGATCAGGAGGAACTCCATGACAACAAGCAACACCCGAAACCTGCCAAGTCACAGCGAGCCAGTGGCAACCGCATGGGTGGCCAAGACGTCTCGGAAAAGTATTGCTAAGGCTCGTCATATCTCCTATCTGCCGAGCAACTTCGATCGTCTCTGGGAGATCTTCATGCTGATATTCCCAGACGATGCATCGAACGTCGAATCGGCTGAGGATTTCGATGATCATTCATTGAAGCTGGTCATCAACAGAGCGACCAGGAGATTCTATGATGACGATCAATATGAAGTCGACGACTCGACCGAATATGCGATATTTACCGTGGAATTCGGCCAATGGTATCTGTGGACGAAGGAGGCGAACTTCAGTGGCGAACTATGAACCTGAAACGCCTAATTCGGACGTCTACGACAAACACGCCAAAGAGATATTCGAATATGTCTTACCTGAACTTGCCCACAGCGTCTTCGAATACAAATCCGCTGGACCGCATGGGGTAAGCTTCATCACCGGCAGCGGCGATGTATTTCTCTGGTATGAGCTGGCGCCATATTCCAATGATCCATCACAGATTCGATGGATCCTGGAGCATGTGTGCCAGAAGGAACGTCCGGTTGAGAATTCGGATCGTCCGATGGCATTGGAAACCAAATACGATTGATATATGTACACAAAGGAGCAATCATGTCCGACACGACTTTTTCGCCGTTCATAACCCTGTCCAGCACATCATTCTCACCGATCATAATGTATAACAGCATGTCTCTCGCTGTCGAAAATACGCGAGAATGTCAATGCGATACGCCTTTGGCTATGAGCAAGCCGATGGCCGTTCCCCACAAAGGCCGCATGTACACATGCACGAGCTGGTGCCCGTTCTGCGGAGAGACCCAACACGTTACGGCGGATGCCAAGATGTTTCTGAACACCGCTCCTGCGGATATTTGGAGACTGGATGCGGACAAGATCTACGAATTCGTCTCGAGGATCAACGATCTCGGATATTTGCCGAAGCATGCCGGGTCTGATGATCTCGCATGGACGTTCCCGCAGATGTATTCCGATGGAACGTTCTCGACGAACGTCTTCGACATCGCCATCGGCCGTGGTCTCACGGTCCGGGCTCCGGAGTGCTATATTCTGCGAGACGAACAGCTCACGGTTTTCGATACAAAACTGCTGGATGAATTCGGCCAGCTCGGAATCCTTGGCCTGATCTATCCGAAGGAGCCTGCTCATGCCAACGCCTGACGAATATCGCAGCGCACGGTGCCTGCTTGGACTCACGCAGCATCAAGTCGGCAAGATGATGAAGATCCGTCGTGAGACCGTAGGACAGCTTGAGTCCATCAATCCCGACACGCCGCGCACCTGGGAGGCATATTCGCGCTACTACGACGTGTGGCTGCGCGAATATGCCCGTATCAAGCATCCCGACCTGTTGTTCGCCGTCGAGGCGATTCTCAACGGTAACCGTACGGTCATAGCCTGGCTTGGCGAACAAGACGATCCCGACAACGATCCTCGTCACGGACGTCATCGTCCGAATCGTATCGTGGAGCTCAATCTGGTGTTTCCTACCATCATGGAGACGTCGCAATATCTCATCAAGCATGGCTACACCGATGAGGATCCTCATACGGTCCAGACCAAGATCTCACAGATACTGAATGGATATAGGAAACAACAGACATTATGCGGCTTCCACTTCGAAGACGTATGATGAGAAAGGATATTTGCCATGGCTCCGGCCAGCGTATTTGACAAGGCTCACAGACAGCTATCATGCCATGCTGGAGCCTCGATCATCATCACCGATGCATGGAAAATCAGTCCCATGCAGTATGAATGTCTGGCAATGTGCTCACGTTGCCGGCGACAAGTCTATATCCCGATCTCACGGGAAGAATACCACAAGATGGATAATCGTGAGATCTGGCAGGAATAGGAGAACACCATGACACAGGATAATCTTGCCCACGAACAGGCTCTCGAGAAAGCCGAATGGATCGACAAGCTTCGCGAACTCGGATTCGTCTGGGATGGCAACATCGATGGTCAGCCGAATCTCTCGAAATGGCGTCATAAGAACATCAGTCATTTCACCGCTCGTCTGGCCTTGGCGACCGATGGTCATTTCGTGGCCATGATCTGCATTGGTCTGAGCCATGTCATGCGTCCCGATATCCATTTGGGCGCGGAGACGACGGAGAAGCTGCAACAGATCTATGATGTGGTGACGGAAAGCGTGGATGCCGATTCGACCGAGGAGGAGTCATGACCTTGGTCAGCATCGGACCATATTTGCGATGGAAACTCAAGAACCTCGGATTCGAGTATGATCCAGTCGAGGACACCTGGTTCTGGGGATGGAAGAAGAAAGTCCATCTTAACCTCGATCGATCCATCGGCATGTTTATCTGGAGTGCTTCGGTGGTGACGGCCAAGGCGCCGGCATCCTATGTGGATGATCGATACGCCGTTATCAGCTGGAACCAATCGGAAGAGGAGTTTCTCAAGCTGAAACGCTCGACCATTGCGTATTATATCGGCGACATGGTGCGAAAACACAAGCCGACTGTGACGAAATGACATAAAATGCTATCTCAACATGTGGCCAGGAAACATATATCGCGTTGTGTACACTATTGTGCACATTTCGCGAGGTTTCTGTGGCCACATATTGTATTTAGCGTAAAACCTAGTACTTTAACCGGACAAAGTACTAGGTTTATCATATAAGGAGTAAAATCATGAGCATCGAAATGATAGAAATCAAAGTACAGAACTGGTGTGGATACAATGTTCGTTTCGTGAAGTACTGCGGAACGTGGTATGCAGTGCTCAAGGATATTTGTGACGCGCTGAATCTTCATACTTATAACATATCATATAGTATCAATGCAAATGATCTACGAAGAATACCCGTCCCATCATCTAAAAGAGAAGCTATTGCTCAACCCATGCTGATCGTCAACGAACGCGGTCTCTATCAGGTGCTGCTGTTCAAAGATAAACGACCTGAGGCGAGGCAATTCACTGGTTGGGTATGCAATATGCTCGAGCATATGAGAACTGCTATCGGACTGCAACCATATGAGGCCATGCGCATGACCGAACCGAAGATCCAATGTGATATCGACGAACAGCTCGATGATGTTCTCGTATATAATAAGGAGTAATAATGAACTATCAAATGATTGAATACGCAGTTCGTCGTTACATTGATGAAAAGAAGTTGTTTGATGGACGAAAGGATTACCACCTGTCTATAAAGACTGGAGGGTATATTCGAGGAAACTTCTTCGCATTCGTTGTAACTGATCTGTCTGATGATAATAGAATTTATGAAGTTACGAGTTTGATGAATCCGAAGTCGATTGCCGTAACAAGTTATATTCAAGAGAATACTGATCCATTCTTTGTTTGATAGATGATTAGGAGACATTATGCCTGGTGTCAACTTACGACAGTTTCAGCACGAGTGCGTGCAGGCCCTAAGGTCGGGCAAGGTGTTGGCGGCCGGAGTTGGCGCCGGCAAGTCCATCATGGCGTTATATTGGTACGTCACCAAGTGCTGTACGGTGCGGACCTCGCATAACGCCAATGGCGAACTATTCCAGATCATGCCGGGGAGTCCGGATCTGGTGATCATCACGACCGCCAAGAAACGCGATAACCACGAATGGGATGACGAGCTCTATCGCTACGCCCTGCATCAGGGTGAGAATTCGAAGAAGATGGGTAGGGTCCATGTCACGGTGGATTCGTGGAATAACATCACGAAATACGTTGATACATCCGCCGTATTCATATTCGACGAGCAGCGAGCCATTGGGTCCGGTGCCTGGAGCAAGGCGTTCGTGCGGATCGCCAGACGTAATCCCTGGGTGATGTTGAGTGCGACCCCAGCGGATACCTGGAGCGATTGGTGTCCGATATTCGTCGCAGACGGGTTCTACCGGAACCGTACCGAGTTTTTTCGTCGTCATGCAGTATATTCCCGGTACACGAAATATCCGAGAATAGACCGCTGGATCGATGAGGATTATCTGAACCGGTGTCGCGATCACGTACTGGTGACCTGCGAGGTGCCGAGAGAGACCGAACGCGTGGTGTATCAGCTGACCTGCGCATATGATAAGGAGACGGTTCGCAAGGCGATGAAGACACGGTGGAATCCCGAGACGGAGGAGCCGTTCCTCAACGCCACGGAACTGTGCTTTTATCTGCGGAGGGTGATCGATACGGATCCCACACGTCTGTCGTACGCCGCACATGTGGTACGTGATCATCGCAAGGTGATCATATTCTACACGTTGCGTGCCGAGCTCGAACAGATTCTGAAGCTCGAGGAGGTCACGGGCGTGCCGGTCTACCAGTACAATGGCGGTCAGCACGATGATCTGCCTCAGGGGAATTCCTGGGTGTATGCGGTACAGTTTCAGGCGGGATCCGAGGGCTGGAATTGCACGAGCTGCAACACGGTCCTGTATTGGTCGCTGCCGTACAGCTACAAACAGGCGGAGCAGGCGGCTGGTAGAATCGACAGACTCGACACATCATACAAGACCCTGAACTACTATATCATGCGATCGTTCGCGCCTTTGGATCTGGGAATCATCCGGGCGCTTCGGAACAAGGAGGATTTCAATGCTTCCGGGTTCTTGAGGAGCAGTGCGCGACAAAAGGAGTGATCATGCCGAAAGGGAGAACCGAAGTTGTCTATATTTTCCTTGGACAACGTAACATGCAATATGATCCATTCGAGATAAGCGAGCTTCGAGAATGGATCGACGCTAAAGTGTCGCTATGCCCACATAAAAATGTGAGTTATGGCATCAGCGACGCCTATAGAATCGAACGAGAACCGGTCATGCTGAGGCCGGATGGATATACGGTAGATCTCTATAGTGAAACTCGAAGAGTGGTATGCCCGAATTGCGGGAAACGTAAGACTGTCGTGTTTCAGGCTTATGATACATCTTCTGCATGGTATCAGGAAACACGGTTTGATTATGGTAAGGTGTAAACATGCGTATCAACGAATTCGAATTGGTCAACCCCATGAGTGATGTACAGAATACCATCGCAAGATTGATCGATCATCGTGGTTCGTGTGATGATCTATCGCCGAGACATGAGATCGTCATGAGTGATATTCTCCTGTTGCAGACGGATCTTGCACATCCTGAGATATCATATGATATGACCGAGGCGAAGATCAATGCGTATTGTCCTCGCTGTAGGAGACATGGATCCGGATGGATTGAGACCAACGGATGGTTTTCCGCGGTATCGCCATCACGCGGAGTAGTGATTCGTCGTGCGATGGATGAACTTCCTGCTCGTATGGATAGACATGGTCGAGTTTGCGGGCATCGTCGATTGATGATGTCTACCGCGGTTCGATCGAAGGATATCGCATTCCATGTCAGGGAGGAAAATACCAGGAATTACATCTGGTTCAAGAAACGTAAGGCTTTGGCGAAGCAGTGGTTCCCGTTAAGTAGCGGCGACGAACAGTATCATTTGGTATGGTGTCCGGACTGTTTTGCGATGACTTGCGTGAACGTCGGAAGGATGTCTTTTACGCGGTACGACCCCTCAAACGCCAGTTTTAGAGGGAGTGAATGGTACTAAAAAGCACTTCTAAATGTGTACAATTTGTGTGACAAAAGCACTTCTAAATGTGTACAATTTGTGTGACATGTGTACAATTTGTGTGACAGACGCGTTTTCGCTCTCGAAGTGGTAAAATGGCTAAAATCGGCTTTGTCACACAAATTGTACACACTTTTCGTTTTTGTCACACAAATTGTACACATTTGAAAACGTCTTTTAGGACCTGAAAACGTTGGAATTTCAACGTTTTTGGGGTTTTGAGGGTGTTTTTCTGTGTGTACAATTTCTGTGACATACTTCTATTCCGAATGGGGAAGAAAGAAAATAATATTATATGTAAGTGTAAAAGAAGTAAAAGTATGTCACACAAATTGTACACATTTGAAAACCACTTTTTTTGCAGAAAGGAACCATCATGACTTATTTCATCCTTGACGGTAATCGAGAAACCATTTATGAAATTGCTCACGATATGATTGGGTGCAGATGTCGACCGGGGACTCCGGTATGCATCAGTATCCCGAAAATCGATCCGGATGAACTCACACCTCAGGAACGTCGTAATTTTTCCATGAACGATTTCGTTCTGGCGTGTTATTGTTCTGGATGTCGAAAGCGAACCAAACTCATGGTGCCGCTCGATAAGATCCCTCACGTCGATGCCGACGCCATTCGACAGATCGCACAGCAAATGTCGACAGAGGCGATTAATTGCAACCATGACCGAGAGAGTTGGGAAGTGACCGCACCAGTCATTCGAGATGATGCTCCGAGTCACATCGATTTGAATGGGGTTCGCTTGCTGTTACATATCGTCTACTGCGTGAAGTGTCGACGTCTTGTACATGTGTACATTACCGAAACCCATCGAGTGTTTTAGGAGGAACCATGCGTTTTCGCGAACCAATATTCGAACAGCCCATGCGTGTCATGGAAGACGATCATATCTGCCAGGACATCGACGACTATAGCTACTATGCCGGAATGCAGTTGGAAGACGCCAAGCGCGAACTCGTCGAACATAACGGCGATGAGATTATCAAGATCGGATGGATGCATGTGGTACCGTTGCATCCAGTTCGGAAGTACCAGGATCATCCGATTAAGATCACCACGCTTCGATATGGCACTTCGGAAGTATTTCCGAATATTTACGAAGCAAGCATCAAGAAAGGCTTTAGTCTTTCTTCGTTGCGAGATCTGATATGCGGAAGAGGTATATGGTCTGACAACTTCATTGCTGAATACATCTAGATTGTTGTGCACAAATGTGCACAAACATCGTCTCGTACATTTCCCATAATGGATAGAATATACATATAACTACAGGTATCTCCCGTATTTTACGGTCGGAGGTTTTCCATGGTTTTAGAGCGAGACTTCCAGCGTAAACTGGTCAAGCGATTGAGGACAGAGATTCCAGGATCCATTGTCATGAAAGCTGATGCGAACCAAGTACAAGGTATTCCAGATCTCTTGATTCTCGCGCATGGCCGATTTGCTTCGTTGGAAGTCAAACGCTCTGCTACTGCATCTCATCGACCGAATCAGGATCACTTCGTCCAGAAGATCAACGACGATGGCGGCTTCGCTTCATTTGTCGATCCTTCGAATGAAGACGATGTGGTGGATCAAGTCAAGCGATATCTATCCAAAGCCTAGGGAATCACGGCTTTTCATTTTAGGAGTCATCATGACATTCACGTTCAATCAGCACACCGACCTTCAAGGTAAGCACGCATATCTGAGCGCCAGCCATCATGTCTGGCTCAACTATGACGATGAGCACTTCAAAGATATCTTCTATTCCAATCTCATGAAGGAACGTGGCACACAGCTTCACGCCTTTGCTGAGTTTGCGAATAGGATGGGTCGGAAGATGCCGCGCAACCATGAGACCATCAACGAGTTCATCAATGATGGTCTCGGATACAACATGAGTCCGGAAGTGGTGCTCTATTACAGCGAGTATTGTTTCGGGACTGCCGACCTTATTGGATTCGATCCCAAGAAGAAACTTCTTCGAGTGTTTGATCTCAAGACCGGTCAGAAGGATGTGCTCGAGTTCGGACAACTGCATGTGTATTGCGCTCTGTTCTGTCTCGAGTACAACATCAAACCGGATGACATCAATTTCGAATGCCGACTCTATCAGAATGATGAAGTTCGCATCGAAGAGTTTACTGATCCGGAAACCATCAAGGATGTCATGAATCTCATCGTTCATGATGATAAGATGATTCGTGAACTTCGTGCTGAAGCTAAAGCTAATAAATTGATCTTCTAGAAAGGAGCGGATTATGGCTGAAGAGTCATATTCTGGTGATGACGAGTCGTTGTATGACTTCGAGCATTACGGTACCCCACATCAGGGCGCCACTCCGCATTCCGGACGGTACAAATGGGGTTCCGGCGATGAAGATTCCTTGACCAGAGCCAATGGCTTGCTGGGTCAAGTGGCTCGGCTCAAAGAGCAAGGGATCAGCAATTCCACAGAGATCGCACGAGCGCTTGGCATGACTACGACCGAATACCGAGCCCGATATTCCATGGCATGGAATGAAGCCGAGAATTATACTCGCAACCGAGCGCTGAATCTTCAGAAGCAAGGTTGGGGTGCCACAGCCATCGGCAAAGAGCTTGGACGTTCCGAATCGACAGTCCGTGGTTGGCTTAAAGATGGTCGTGAAGTCCGTAAGGACATCGCTACCGACATCTCAGAAAAGCTTATGGCTTCGGTTCCGAAGAACGGTGGTCTCGATATCGGTAAATCCTCAGAATTATATCTGGGAACTTCTGCCGATAAGCTCAAGGTCGCAGTGCAGATGGCGGTCGATAAGGGTTACGAAGTCCACTACATGTATGAGAATCAGCTCGGTACTGGTCCTGGCCAGAAGACGACCCTTAAGCTGTTGACCGCTCCTGGTGTCAAGGTTTCAGGCCCGGAAGGTTTGTACGCTCATCGTGAGCGTATTGCTTCTTTGGCGAAGAACCTTGATGATATTCCAGCAGGGTCTTCCGGAGCACTGAAGCCTCCAGTCTCAATCGATAGCAAGCGAGTTAAGATCGTTTATGCTGAAGATAAGTTTGCTGGCTTTAAAGGCGTCGAACGAGACGGCGTGATGCTGATTAATCCTAAGGCTCCTGATCTTCAGTTGCCGGATGGTAAACGTTACGCTCAGGTTCGAATCGCTGTCGATGGTACTCACTACCTCAAGGGTATGGCACTGGTTGGTGATCCTCGGTCGTTCCCTCCTGGCGTCGATGTGGCCTTCTGCACCAACAAGCACAAGGGCACTCCGAAGATGGATGTTCTGAAGAAGATGCAGACTATCAAGTCTACCAACGGAACAGAAGTCATCGATACGGAGAACCCGTTCAAGGCCGCAGTGCGTTTGCAGCCTATGTATGTGGATCCGAAGACCGGTAAGAAGAAGCAATCTGCCCTGAATATTCTGAACACCGAAGGCGACTGGGATGGTTGGTCGAAGAATCTTCCATCTCAGATGCTTTCCAAGCAGGAACCTTCATTTGCTTCTCAGCAACTCGGTATCGCTCTGGATCGTTCTCGATTGAATCTGAAAGAAATCAAATCGTTGACCAATCCAGTTGTCAAGCAAAAGCTTCTTCAAGAGTTTGCTGACGAATGTGATTCCGCTGCCGTTTCTTTGAAAGCCGCTGCTGTCCCACGTCAGAAGTCTCATGTGATCCTTCCGATTAATTCGTTGAGTGATCGTGAGATCTATGCGCCGAACTACCGAAATGGCGAGAAGGTGATGCTGGTTCGTTATCCGCACGCTGGTCGATTTGAGATGCCTGAACTTGTGGTGAACAATCGAAACAAGGAAGGTCTTAAATACATCGGCAATGCGAAGGATGCAGTCGGCATTAATTCCAAAGTAGCCGAACGTCTATCAGGTGCTGACTTTGACGGAGATACCGTTCAGGTAATTCCGAATAAAAGCGGTCAGATTAAGAATGCCGCTCCATTGAAAGGACTTCAAGGATTCGATCCCAAAGAATCATACGCTTTGCCAAAAGACATCAAGCCTAATGACAAGCGTTTGATTTCTCCTGAGATGAAGCAGCGTCAGATGGGCATCGTATCCAATCTGATTACCGATATGACGATTAAAGGTGCTCGTCCTGACGAATTGGTTCGAGCAGTTCGCCATTCCATGGTGGTGATTGATTCCGAAAAGCATAAGCTCGATTGGAAACAATCCGAGACGGATAACAACATCAAGGCTCTCAAGGAGAAGTTCCAAAGTGGTGGAGCTTCTACTCTTGTTTCAAGAGCTAAGGGTGTGGTCCGTCTTCCGGAGCGTAAGCCCCGATCCATGAAGAATGGTGGTCCGATTGATCCTGAGACCGGTGAGAAGCGTTACGAACTTACCGGCGAGTCTCACGGTCGAGCGGTTCGTAATTCGAAGGGTGAGGTCGTTCGTTATGAAACAGTCCCCAACCTTACGAAGTCTACGAAACTTGCCGAGGCTAAGGATGCCAGGGAACTTTCTTCTGGTACTTTGATGGAATCTATTTATGCTCGTTACTCTAACAGCATGAAAGATTTGGGTAACCAATCTCGAAAGGCATACCTTCAGACGGAGCCTTTCAAAGTAGACCCCCAGGCGAGAAAAACATACGCCCCTGAAATCAAGAAGATGGTAGCCCAGCTCAATGAAGCCAAGAAGAACCAGCCCCTGGAACGTAAGGCTCAGGTTATAGCCAACGAGAGGCTTCGTGCTATCAGGGAAGATCATCCTGATTACGACAAAGAAGATCTCAAGAAGGCTGGACAAAAAGAACTGAAGCGAGCTCGAGCTCTTATGGGAATTCAAGCCAAGAGGGTAGAGCTTACGGATCGAGACTGGGAGGCAATTCAAGCAAGGGCCATCTCAGCGAATCGTCTTCGTGAGATACTGCAATACGCCGATCCTGATCGAGTTCGAGAACTAGCAACACCAAGAAAGAAAGAAAAGCTTCCTTCTTGGGCTATTGCTAGAGCGAAATCGCTCATGAATGCTGGCTATACCAATGCAGAAGTCGCAGATGCTTTGGGCATTTCGACTTCAACATTGTCTGAGAATCTTGGGAAGTGATGAAGTATGACATTATCACCGCTAGAGCAAGCATGTCTTAGGCATGATGTATTGGTAACTACAGTGGACAATCCCATCAATCCATTTGTTGATTTTGAAGGATGGATGAATCTAGACATTGCCATGGGCTATGATACATGTGGTCTAGTTAGCCAAATGTTCATGGGTTATGACAACATGTCTGATGAGGATCAAGCAATCGAGTATGCTCGAATGATTCGAGATCTCTTTGCTCATGATCCTTTGGGTGTGTACACATTAGCCAAACGTCCATCATGGCGTGAAGTTCCATCTGCTGTCTCAAATGAATAGCATGATGCGATCGCATGATATGATTGTATCATGTTGCTCGTCATTGACAACACACAATGGCAAACGTGATAGCAATGCTTGATGAATGATGAGATTCGTATAAGCAATGAATCGCATTTGCTCATACGAATCTTATCATTCATCATTGTTAATCATTGTCAATCATTGTCAATCATTGTCAATCACAATCAATGATTATCAATCATCGTTGTTCATTGCTGTTCATTGTTATTGTGAATGAATTAACTTTCATTCAACCGCAGCCATCTATGTATGGTTTGTAAATGTAATTTATAATTCACATTAATGAATAATTTTGAATTCATACAAGTTCGAATTCAAAATTATTGAGATGCCCAACCCTAGGATCTCTTTTGAGATACCGGGGGAGGGGGTCGCGAAAAACGCACCCCCTATGGCAT